TGCCATTTACTCGGATTTACAGTATAAAAATTTTGGCTAATTCCAAGATGAGCTTTAATCCAAATATGTTTTCCTTCTCTACTAAGTGGATTTCTAGAAGGTGCAGAAAGAATAGTAGGTGAATAAGGTGTAAGCCATGACCAAAGCTTTTGACCATCTGGCATCCACTCAAGTTCAGTCCAAAATTCTAAACCATCTGAATCTATTAATTTCCAAAAAGTTGATTGACCATACTTTTTCTCAAATTCATTAGGGCTAAGATTTTCAGTATTGTCTTCAAGACTTTTAAATCTTTTTTCAAAATCTGTTAACACTCCATCCATGTCACAGAATATTGTGTATTTTTTTAAGTTGTTTTCCAAATTACTGTATTTTTTAAAGTTATTCATTAATAAAAGTTATAGAGTTAGTTGCTTTATCCCAATCAACTGTTAGGGGTTTATTATTTAATTGATACCTGCCGTCTAGTACAGAAGCATTAATAAAATGAGTATTACCATTATTAGAGTAACCATATCCTTCGTGTATATGACCAAACACGTTAATTTTAGGTTTAATTTCTTGAATTCTTTCCATTAGAAGTTCACACCCAACATTTTCATTATCTCTTTCTACTCGGTCCAATATTCCCATAGGTGGCCCGTGAGTAATAAGAATGTCAGTATCTTCTGGTATAGCTTCCCATTTAGAGGCTAAACCGGGACCGTTACGCGGAAGATTAAATGCCCAATTGTAAAACCAAGGTTGCCAAGGTGCACCCCATATTTTAATAGTCTCGTCTTCGAACTCGAGTTCCATCCAATCATCTTCAAGATAATCAACTGTTTTATAACCAGTTAATATACCCCTTATCTTTTCGGGTTCATTTTGAAATAATCTATCATGATTACCTGCAATGAAGATTTTAAAGTCGTAGTTATCTATTTTATCAAACCACATTAAAAAATCATAGATTTCCATTGTAGAGTAACCGGAACTCATTATGTCTCCAGAATGAATTAGAATATCTCCGCCTGGCAAATTTAATCCTAGATGTTTGGTATGAGTATCAGATATAAAAGTAATTCTTTTCATATGTGTTTTTTAGCGTTATTAAGTAAACATCTCATATTTTCTGCGCCGACTGGATTAGCAGACTGTATGTTAAATTCAGGTATCATAGCTTTGTTTTTTATACAATACTCTACTAACCATTTTGTACAGTCATATCCTGTAGGAAGTTCTTTCTTTTTTCTTCTAGCTTCTTTTTTATTAATACCCTTGGAAACAAGTTCTGAGGCAACGTCTTCTCCTAAATCATGGTCAAAGCATATTGCATCAGGCAAACCGTTCTCTTTTATCCATTTAGTAAATTCATCGTAGCTTTTAACCCATATTGTAATATGTGGCTGAGGTATAGGCGAGAACACTAACCATTCACCATCATTTTCAAATGGATTTCTAATATCATCTAACCATAAAAGTGTTTTCATATAACATAATAAAGTAGTTATATGCAAAAATACAAAAAAGATTCATTTATTCTAGAATAAACCCTAAAAAGCCTAGGTAAAAACCTAGGCTTAAGTTTAATAATTATGCTAATTCTTCAGACCAGTAGTCACATCTAAATGTCATGTCGATTGCTAATGCATCTGCAGCATTGTAGTCTCTACCATCTAGACCTGTAGGAGGTGTAGTAGGGAATACATCATTAAGTGTAAGCTTTCTGTAAATATCACCTGCTCTGTTATATTCAACAATTATCAAGTCGCCTGTATAGTCTTTCTTAAGACCCATTGCTCCTGTTGCAGGATCGTATATCTTTTTATACCAATCTCTTAGTGTTTTATAGATATACATCTGGTTAGCTTCATTTAAGTTTAATGAAAAGTTGATAGCAACGTCAATGAAGGTTTGGCCAGGCATACCAGCGTAACTTCTGTCAGAGAATTTATATTTCTGACCAATTGCCTCAACTGCGGGGTTAACACCATCAAGACCACCTACGGTATTGACATGTTCTAAAAGAAGATCCGCTCCGCCGACACCATTTGGAGGTAAAAATGTCACCTCAAAGAGATTCTGGTGTACTGGTTCGTAAAGATTCTTCGATGCTTTTGCTTTATTAAAATGTGGTAACGCCATTGTTATCCTTAATTTTTTTTACTATTTAGTGTATATATTTGAAAAGTAGACGGCGTTTTCGCGCCGTCTTTCAATTATCTGTATTGACCTGTTGCAATTGCACCTGTTTTAAGAACTGTAGTTCTGTGGATCAGAATTTCTAAACCTTTTACAGGCTCAATGAATGTATCTAGTACTCCCATATTTGCATCAATTACATCATTTGTGTTATTACTATCATCCATGATATTCTTAAAGTCATATACACCGTTATCTTGTTGAATTGCAGTTAAGAAATTATCAGCAAGTGTCTTAATTTCCAATCTTGTTTGTGCTGTGTTAAACTCAAACTGGTAGTTTTTAAGTATTTCAGCAATACCGTCTTGGATATAGATAAGTACTTCTCTAACGTGTACACTTGAAAGTGCAGATTTAGGATTTTGTTGAGCTGTTTTATTACCAGAAATCATTAATCCTACACCTCTTTGGAAAATAATAGGGTTAAGACCGAATGGTTCTAAATCATCTCTGTCCTCTTTATTAAAGTTAAGTTCTAGACCTACTAGACCTAGACCTGAAAGTACACCTCTTCTCGGACCTGCAACAATTGACCAAGGTAGTGAAGTAGTGTATTTATCAATAAAGTTATTAGATACAATACCTGCAGGTGGAACACTTATATTTTTACCTCTATCTCTTACAACTAAGTAAGGAGCGTAGAATGCTGAATAATTTGCACCATTCTTAATAGTAGGTAAGCTATATACAAAGTTAGGGTTTTGTGATAAATCTCCACCTTGTGCAATAAATCTTGTACTTAATGAACCTGTAATATCAACGAATCTTGGGCTAGTTGATTTCTTAAAGTCTTCCATTGAAGGAGCATTAAGAATTGCAGTAGCGTTTTGTCTTTTACATGCAAGTCTTGCAAGTTGATATTTAGACTCAGGTTGAATACCAAGACCAAATGTATCTACAACATAACGATAAGTAATATTGTCTTTATCGATTAGTGCTTTAAATAGATTTGAATCTGGGCTCATCGTTGCCGCATATATAGCATCTATTTTATCTTGTGTTCCGTCAGGCATATGATATAGAGCATTTAACGTAAATCCGTTTAAGCTAAAGAACTTATAGTGCTCAATAACTGTTTCGATTTCTCTATATCTTTCTACTGTTATAACAGAAGGTGATAAGATAGTTTTCTTAATTGCAGAATCTGTTATAACTCTTAAAAGAACGCCTTCTGCAACGATTCTATTTACCTTAGTAAGTCTAGACTCACCTGCTGGTCCAACTTCGTCTGCAATTAAATAGTCTCCTACTTGAATTACAGAGTTATATGTAGCTTTAGAAATATAAACCTCATTTAATGGTAAATTTGCAGTTGCAACTACGTCTATTTCTATAGTAGCATTTAATTTACCAGCAAGAGAAAGAACTGTAAAGTCGTTTACTGTAGTAACACCGTCACTTTCAAGGTAAGCTCCTGGTGAAGGTGCAGGTAGGTTAGCAGATGTAACGAAATCTTCTTCTTCAAAAGCCTCAGCTAGAACAACTGGTATTCCATATGAACTTGCTCCCATTACAGGTGAACCACTACCTACAGAAGAAAGATCATCAGTAACAAATCCTTCACCTATTACTGAACCGTAGTAGTAATTTGTAAATCTTAAGAACCAAGGTGCAGCTTCACTTGAATCCCAAGCGCTGTCTCCTGATGTAATTACACCGTTAATATAATCATCGTATAGTCCATTGTATTTTGCAGACTTGATGTTAGAGTTTATATTATCGTGGTCTAACCAGTTAGGTGCAGAAATGAAGAACATTTCGCCTCCATTTATGTATACTTCATATCCAATTTCTTCAACAGAAAGTCCGATATTATATAAACCAGATACAGCAGTTATTGAAACAATAGGTGCCCATTTGTAATTTGTGCCATCAGACATTAAAACGTAAGAACCTACTTTTCTGCTTATGTTACCTGGGTTATTTGTAAATAGATTTCCGTCTATTTTAGAAATAAATTGGCTGTGTGTACTAATACCTATTGCAATTACATAGTTAACATCACCTGAACCAGGAGAAACAAGGTCTCCAGAAGATACAACAGGAGGTGTTTGGCTAACTCCACCAGGTGCAGAAGTTAAGTAAAATGAAATATTCTCATTTGAATTAACATCTAAGCTAATTTCAGGTGTTTCATATGTAGCATAAGATAAATCATCCTTAATTGTTCTATCATATGAAAGGAATTTAATTCTATTGAATGATGGGTCATTATTTGTTAAATATTCTAAATTGTGACCTATCATATCAATACCTGAACAAGTTCCACTTAAAACAACATCATCGTAGAAAGCGTCTTTATTTACAGCACAGAATAGTCCTGTAGTTGCTGTATCAAAGTTAACTTGATTTTCAATGAATAAGTTGTTACCTTGTAAGTCAATAAATTCTGGTATTAAAGCACCAGTATATGTTGCAAGAACTTTTACATTAGGGTCTTGTAAATAATTTACTAATTCAGACTTGATTAAACCTTTAGTTTCATCAAAATATTGACCGAATATAGGGTCAATTGCTAGCTTCTGATAGTTAGTCCAGTCTCCTTCTACAAGAATTACATCAACCATATAATCTTTAATATAGTCAGTTTCATTCATGAATGTAGGTACATTTCCTAGACCGTACCAATCTCTAGCAGTTACATTAAATCCTTGTACGGATTGTGCATGTCTAACAATTACAGAAAGAGGAGTTTGTCCTAAATTTGTAAATTGTATAATACCCTTATTTATTTCTCCGATATTATCAAGGAATGATTCTGCTTCAGGGAACCAGAATCTATCTTTATTATAGAAGCCAGAGTAAAGTGCTTCTTTTTTTACTTGATTTTCAGTGCAAATCGCAGTTGAAAGTGATTGATATTCCACTTTATCAACGCTTACACTGTCTTCATCGTTGTTCAATCTTAACAAGTTTAATGCTAAAATTGGACCTCTTTCAAGTGCAGCAAATGCTGTACGGTGAAAGAATGATTTTTTTCTTTCTAAGCCTCTGTCAATTGGACCATATACTTCTTCGAAGAAGCCTGTATCTGGAACAAAAACAGGAGTCTGGAAAGGACCTTTCTTAGAGAAACCTACAACAAGTCTAATAGTTTCTGCTGGAATTGTAGCAGTCTGTGACTTGTCGAACTCTAGGCGATATATTCCACTCGCTTTATTCGCAAATTGTGCTAAATCAGGACTAAGTGCCATTTCGGTTATACTTTTTTTACTTTATATGTTTAGTTATATATCCTCAACCGGTTGCTAATGTTATCGGCAATTTTACTTGCCAACTAAGCTATATATGTCAAAGTCAGTGTCACCGTCTCCGTCACTTTCTTTATACAATATTTCTTCAATTCTGTCGCTTATTTTAGGGTCAATAATATCTAAAATCTCTTCAACAAAATCTGAAAAGTCAGCAGTCATTAAAAATTCGGTTGCAATAATAGAACTCATTGCTAAGTCATCGTTACCAAGTTGTCCACCATAACTACCTGCAGGTGTTTTACCAAACGTCTCAAGTTGTCTAATAGTGTCCTCTTCTGTAACTAACATTCTTCGTTGTTCTATGTATTTCTTAAAGTTTTGACAAAAAACCACTTTATTATCTTTTTTAACTTTTAGACCATAGCTAACATTTTTTGCATCATGTCTATGTTTAAACC